TTACGATATGACGATATTATTGAGTTTTCCCCATCCTTGACCATTTTTCGATACAACCGAGAAATTTATAGTAATCAGGCTATATTGGCTTACATCAATATCGCCTATCTCGGTAGTATCCACCCGATTACTGCCGCCAGTTTGATGCTTTTTGGAAAATAGCGTTGTTCCATCAGCATCAATGCTGATGTTGGCATCATCGTACCAGGACTGCATTGTATCAATGTGTAATTTATTTTTTTCGGTTACATCAAGGGTAATTACATTCCCCGCATAATTATTTAGGCCAGGTAATAATTGGATCATCGAGATGATTGCGGGTGTGCTAAAAGGGTGCACTGTATCAGCACCGTCCTTCCATCCAGGTCGGCCATCGGCAGTGTGACCGAAACGATTGCCATCTAAATTCTGATTTAAGTTATCCACTTCGTCCTTCAGCTGCTTTCCTTTCCGGGCAGTAAATAAATAGTTTTCTGCAGTTGTTGTGAAGTCGTCGGCCACCTTATAAAAGGCAGCTGGTCCTAAATCAGTCAACCATTTTGCAATATCTCCCATAAGCGCTTTGAATCGTGCTTTTGCTGTTAATGCTTTGCGCGATGAGCTTACCGTAAAATTTACACTTGCTTCAGACAGATCTCCCCCGTTATTAAGAGGTGTTCCATTCTGGTCAAATGTTGTTTCTGTATTATTTGCTAAATAATGCTGATTTCCTTTTTCGTCTTCAAAAACATCTTTTAATATTTCAGCCACGATAACTACCCCCTTACAACTTTTTTAGAAATACTTTAATTTCACTTGCTGTTGCATATGAAGTTCCATATTTTAACTTGTCTCCATCTGCCCCTTTCGGTCCTTGTGGACCTTGAATTCCTTGGGGGCCTTGGGCACCCGTTGCCCCTCTTGCACCTGTAGCTCCAGTATCCCCTTTTGGCCCCTGTGCACCAGTAGGGCCTTTTATGCTTCCAGCATACGCCCATTTTGCCACACTAGCTGCTCCAGCCACAGTACAATTATATACTGCTCCAGTACTGGTATTTAAATATTTATCATTGACGAGGGCTGCTGCAATTCCGGAATTACTGAACACAGCTGCGGTTGTAGAAGTTCCTGTTATCGCAGTACCCTGATACCAGTTGCTTCCTCTCTGTCCAGTTGCACCGGTGTCGCCTTTAGGACCTTGTGGCCCTGTGGCGCCTGTAGCTCCTTTGGCTCCCGCGGCTCCGGTATCCCCTTTTGGTCCCTGCGGACCTATCGCACCTGTATCCCCTTTAGGGCCGGTTGCACCCATATCCCCTTTAGGCCCCTGAATACCTGTAGGGCCTTTAATACTTCCAATGTACACCCATTTTGCGGCACTTGCTGCACCAGCAATTGTGCAGTTATAGACTGCCCCTGTACTGGTATTCAGGTATTTATCATTGACTAGGGCTGTTGCAATTCCGGAGCCACTGAACACTGTTTCGGTTGTTGATGTGCCTGTTATTGCAGTGCCCTGATACCAATTACTTCCTCTTTGTCCAGTGTCTCCCTTGGCTCCCTGCGGGCCTGTTGCCCCTTTTGCTCCTGTATCTCCTTTTGGGCCTTGCGGACCTGTTGCTCCAATATCACCCTTGGGTCCCTGTGGACCCTCCATTTTTTCAATCTGGTCAATTTTTTCTTCCAGATTTATTCCATCTGGAAATAAGATGCTCGATGCAGAAGACAATACATCTACTTCCTCCAGGACTTCATCCGTCTCTGCATCTAAAATTTGCATACGTACTTTTGTTAACTCACTCACTTTTGCTTCCCCTTTCTACAATTTTAGCTCCAAAATAAGGACTGATTTTTATAGTATCATTTGTAGGTAAAGGCTCACTACCTAGTTTGATTAAATAAAATGTTTTTTCCTTTCTTTCGGCAATCGGTATATATTTATCGGTCACCACTATATTTACTTTTTCTTCCTGTAGCGCCGTAATCTGTTTGTCAAACTCTTCCTTGCTGATAAGACTCTGCGGGCTGATAACCGCAGTAATCCTTTCTACTGTTCCTATGACAACTACAAGCGTCATTTCCAGGAATTTGGATATGGTGGATTCCGCGTCATATATCATCTGCGGATCATCTGACATATCCAAGTATGCATATAAAACTTCTCCTTCATCTGGATCCATTGCATACACTCCCGCTTCTGTTACCGTGAAGGCTTCTGAAACTCCTATGGAGCTCACCTGGAACCGGATGGAGGCCTGACTACGCTCAGTGTCCGCTTTTATTTCGGATATTTCACCGTCCATTCTATAATTGTTTAGATCAATCATACTTGACGGGTCATATCCTGATGGGACTTTTCCGATTCCAACACCAACCTTCGAAAATATCAATTCTCCATTGCAGGCTAACAGCTTTGTTATGAGCATCAGCCCCTTTTTTGTTATAACTGTTCCATTCAAGTTTTTACCTCCTTGGGTAAATATGTGCGTTCGACATACACCAGGCTTCCGGCGGCACATTGCATCGGAACTGCTGCAGCAAAATGAGAATTACCTTTGTATGGTTGTACTGTCATCTTCACATATTTGCAAAATACACGCCCAACATATATTGGCGCTGATGCAGAATGATAAGTCCGATAAAAAATACGCATTCCTACGCCGGCAGCTTTTATCCGGTGCATGAGTGCTGCTATACTATCCGCTACAGCTTTGTGTTCTGCATCCAACTTATCCTCATCAATATACAGATATATTTTTGCGGGAAAGACCTCATCAATATCCACATCTTCCGGAGCTACATTAAAAAGTACTGCTGCTGCATTAATAATGGTATCCAGGTTCCCTGCAGATAACATGGAGATGATTTTTACCTTAATCATAATCCGGTAAATGCTATCTGAAGCGGTTCCCCGTATAACCCCATAGTTGTTCCCATATCTATCCAGGACCTTTCCCTGAGCCTGATCCAGGTCATCCCATAGTTTTACCCGTTCAGCGTTTTCCTTTACAATGTCGAATCCCCAACCAAGGACACTGTGCAAACGGCCTATATTTGTTTTCGGGGGCTGTCCCCGGGGAATATGGATTAAATCCTCCCTTGTATATGCGCTTGTCAGCATTTCCAACATCTGCGTAACAAAATTCATGTGAACACCACCATTCCCTCGGATGTAATAGCTTTCTGCCGGATACCTATCTCAATATTACTTTCCCCATATTGCCCGGCAGCGCTGCCAATACGGGGCTTGAAGTCTACCACTCCTGGTACTGCGCTTATTACGCCAGGAATAGAAATAAAAATAACATTCTCACCAATTGCCAGGCCTCCATTTGCACTTCCGCCTATATAATTCATGAGTGCCTGTACGATGGTATCATTCCCCTCAAAATTTGTGTTTGTTACGAGGTTAGTTATCTGGATATATATCGGTACCAGTTCGGGACGTGAGAAATACACATCTTTTTCCTGTTTTGATGCAGTCAGAATACTGACTGTCTCACTGCCCGTGGTCTGCACCCCGCCAGCTTTTCTGGTATATATTACTTTTGCTATGTCTTCATCCAGACCGCCATAAACCACTGCCTCAATACTGTGCGGTGGCAAGCCATACTCAGTATCAGGAATATCTTTGTCGTTCTCATACACATAGGCTGTATATATACCGGGGACTTCCTGCAATAAAGCTGCTCTTATTGCATCAGCATTTACCCCACCGGAATAATCAACCGAATTATAATAGCGCTGTCTGTACTCTTCATCGGTTTCGCGTTCCCGGCCGCCGATAACATCAGCATCGTTATTTACAGCTATCACACCTGCCACTGATGCAGGATTCACAATCATATTGATAGTGCCGGCTGGTGTGTTATACTCCACTCCGTTTTCCAGGGCCTGGATTAATGCCAGTACTTTCCCTGAGCTTCCCACCTTTACCTTGGCCATAACAGAATACTGCAGGCCGCCTGGGGTACAAACCAGATAGCCTGCAGGTATTATTGTTCCGGCTTTTGCCGTGATATTTACATATCCGGTCGCTTTTCCTGCAGATAGCACCTGCAATCCTATGCTTTTCCCAAGATTATAAAGGGATGTTCCGACCGATGTATCGATGAAACGACTATTATAAACATCTTCAATTACCGAAAACAGTATATTTAACATCCATGCATAAATTCGTAAGAAAATTCCAATTGGAGAGCGTACCGTAAGATTTACTTTATCCGGGAATAATTCCCGTGCTTTGTACTCCAGGGCATTCAGAATTTCTACATAGGTGGGACGGTAAAATCCTTTTTCGGTTAGGCCCCAGTTTTCTGCGGTAATCATCTTACAACGTCACCTCCGATTCCAACGTATCCCCTGCCGCCGTTACGGCCCGAAATGAAACACGCATATCCCGTCCATCTTTTGTCGCCGTAAGATCTTCAACCATAGTTACCGCTGATTCCTGATAGATACTTTCCCTAAATTCTTCCGCTATGTCCTGCAGCTCTGTATTTTCCTTAAAAATTTTTTCATAATCGGTACCATGGCTGGGAACAAGTGGGAAATCCCCTATTCCGGTTTTAAGGTTCATCCGGATATTTTGTGCGGTAGTATCTATCCCTGACAAAGTTTCCATTATCCCATCTTCTCCAATAACCAGATCCCCTGTTTCATCAATTTTTAAGGTTACGTTTTGTGTCATAGCTATCCCTCCCCGACAGGAGTTCCGTTGACTAACAGTTCCCCTTTGATATTTATTTTCCCATGGATAGTTATTCCCTTCCGGCTTACCTCAAGATAGGTTTCAGGATTTTTATCCACATTTGTTTGCACAATTCCACAAAATATTGGATATGCGGCCGCATGGTAGTTTTCCGTCTGCGGCTCCGTTTCCTGTCCCGATAGCAGTACATTATCACTGTCCTGGTCAAGATACACAATCAATCCGCAGTCTCCTTCTTCATACTGCGGACGAATAGGGAAGGCGGCGCTTCCAAGTTGCATGACTGGTACCCGCAGAATGGGGGGCTGGGAAATATAACTGCCTTCCCGCAGACTTTTAACCAGCGGCTTTACGTCCACTTCCATTTTTTCAGGATAGGTGGCAATAACCTGCACCAGGGCCGCTACATGCAGTTGCTGGAATATTGCATTTTTTTTTGCTTCTTCATAAGCATACCCTTCAGATCTATTCATGAAATTTTCAACTCCATTTCTGTGTACCAGTCTCCCGTTGGACTCCCTTTATGGCTACCACTAACCACCATATACGTTCCATTCAAACTATGAGATTGCACCTGGACAATATCTCCAGGACCTATTCTATGGTTTAGCAAACATTTTCTTTTTATTGTCTTTGCTTTTTCGTTTTTCTTTTCTTTTGTTTCCTGCTCATCCGTGGCTATTAAGGTATTATCTTTTTCCCCTCCGGAAGCCAGGAGTCCGGTTTCCGGCGTCAGAAGATAACCCATGTTGATTCCTTCCTCAGGATTATTGATATTAATCTGATTATTCCTGATTAATAGCCTGCTGCCGCATTCGTTTACCACGATCTGCTTTAATATATCCTTTAATTTTCCCTGGCAAACTCGGCCGCGTGGATAGGTGATATCCTCTACAAGCTCAAATCTCCCTATTTCCAGCCCGAATATAGTCAGAAGATCCAGGACGATATTTTTTGCCGTGGTATCCGGCAGATATGTTTTATTTATGGTTTTCCCTAGCCATTCCTCAAGTGCTGTGGTTGCGGATATCTCGGTAATCCAATCTGTACCACTTTTTTCGCTGCTCACGGCATTGACTGCCCCGACAAATATTGTTCCAATATCTCCCTCATACCCCGCATTCAAAATAATAGGGGTACCCCTCTGAATATTATTCCGGGTACCCTCTGACAAATTGTAAACCTTAAATGTCACAGTCTGGAGCTCTTCAGAATCCTTGAAAGGAATCTCAAACTCAAAATAAAAACCGTTATCCATACTGTATTGATTAGCCCCTATCTGGATGGTTGCACTGCGAATAAAAAATCTCATTTTTCCCGCCTTTCATGCAAATACAGTTTAATCGATTTCCCGAAATTGTCTTCCGTGACTTCCGTTTCCTTTCCCTCCAGGCAATACGGAATAATAACCGGAATCGGATACCGGTCATCTTCTATACTGCCAAACATCGGCCTCCCATATCTGATTGGATCCCCATAACACAATACCTCTCCTGTGGCTGTAATAGACAAGTCCACAGTATAAAACTTCCCTTGGTCATTGTATTTGACATTAAATGTAAATGTCCTATCTTCCAGCTTAATGCTAAAACTGTAAGGTACCTTATCTGCAGCAATCGGAATGTATTTTACGGTATGGGCAGCTTCAATAACATTTAACCCCATCATCTCACCCCATCATAACCGGCAGTTTTCCGTGATGATGGGCCGCCGCTGCTCTTTCCATTATAAGAATTTACGTAACTGGTATACGCATTTCCCGTGATTGCTTCCGATACCGTTGTTGTCATTCCCGCATTTTTCGTTGCCGCGGTCTTATTTCCTGTTTTTTCTCTGGCATCATCCTGGCTCATCAGAGTTTCCCCCATCTCGATATATGCGCTTGTAGTAATATTGGCTTTCTGAAGGGTGGCCGTAAAGCTACAGCCACCCGCGTTTTTATGTTCGGAAGTAATGCTCAGGTTGGTAATAATCAGATTATTTCCCCGCACACGGCCAGAATAGGTAAGCAAATCCCTTTCTTTCCACATACGGGTCAATCTGTCAGCATCAGCATTTCCGCCTACCAGGATACCGCCAATGGGAAATTGTTCCGAACTTTTTATTACATGGTCATTGATAGAACTGCCGTCCTCAATCGCATTTTCTGTCATCTTACTCGACATTGTAATGCCTTCTTTATTAATCGTTCCCGTATCCGGTTCAAACCGAATACTTCCACATTTTTCACCGGTTATCCGATATCCCAATTATTACCACCTCCTATGCAAATCCCTCCTGTATAGCCTTCCGTTTTGTTTCTTTATCCATTTCTTTTTTTATTAATGGAGGGAATTCGTTCTGTACAATTCTGCGGAAGGATTCTTCCAATTCGTGCAGCTTATTTTCTGGAATATCTCCAGATATTGTTACTGTCACATTGAGATTTATATCCATAGGCGCCGCACTGCCTCCGGATACATTACTAAGCAGCTGCCGACTCTTATCAGCCGGAATAATTGTACTTCCGCTGGGAAGGTATGCAACTTCCCCGCCGCGCTCATTAATATGCGTCCAACCACCAGGAAAATCAGGTGTTCCGGAATCATTATGCGGGAGATCATCTCCTCCGCTGTCTCCTCCGTTTCCACCTCCACCAAACAGGCCAGCAATTTTTCCTATGACTGTTCCTACGCCTTCTGCTGCATAACCAACGATTTTTGCCAGGAATCCGACAATATTTCCCAGCACGGTGCCTATAACCTGCAGAACAGGAGACAGGGCCGATAAAAGCGGTGATATCGCCTGCAACATACTCTGTAATCCCGGCATAATGGCCGATACCACATTTTCTAATATTGGTACTACCGGCTCAATTACTGTGCTGATCAAAGTACTGGCAATTTCCACCAATGGCGGAATTGCAGATGTCGCAATCATCGAAATAATACGTGCAAATGGAGGTAAAATAGTCTGTGCTAATTTTCCGATAACAGAGACGACCGGAGACAAAGCACTCACCAACGGTGGAATTGCTGTTGTAGCTAATCCAATAAGTACAGATCCTATTGGTTCCGCAGCCCCAAACACTTCTTGCAGAGTAGATATCAGCGGCGGCAGCGCTGTTACCGCAAAATTAATTAACCCGGGGCCTGCTGTTTCCATTCCCCGAGCCAATTTATCGAAAAGGCCTGTAATAACAGGTTCTACAACAGGCCATGCATTCAATACCGAGCCTACAATTTTATCAAATGCCGGTGCAAATTTAGCGCCAATTGTAGAAAGCATATCTGTTGCTTTTGCTTTAATGGACTTTATCCCATTTGCATATCCTGTTTGGGCGCCTGCTGCCTGTTTCTGGATAGAGGTACTGTTTTCCAGCAGCGCATTCATTCTCACCTGGGCTGCTTGCGCATCTGACAGATCCTCAATGTTCTTGTTGAGTCCCATACTCAGTGCAGTCTGCTGCAACACTGTATCATCTATCTGCACACCGTATTGGGATAGAGCCGCGGTATTCCCTGATATGTAATCCTGTACTGTGGATAAGGCCTCGGCATCATCCATCTTAAAAGCAGCACCAAAATCATAAGCAAGAGATGTGGTCATTTTGGACAGGTCGTTTGCGACCGCTCCCGTAATTCCGAGTTCCTGGTACATTGCTTTGTTTTGCACAAGGAAATCTTGTATCTCTGTTTTACTCCGGTTAATTCCGGAAGCAAAATTATCAGCCCAGGCGGATATACCCACATCATCAGCAAAAACTGAATCGAATTTGGCTCCGACATGTTCAGTATTTTTTGCAATTTCAAGTACAGAAGAGGCAAATCCTTTCGCTGCCTCCATTCCTGCTTTTAAAAGTTCAATACCGGCGCCAAGGGCAGCAAATTTTCCTACGACACCACCTAATGCATTCTTGATACTGGTTCCTGCATTTTCGCCGGAGTCTCCCATGTCCTTTAGGTCTTTTTCCGCACTCTCAGCATCATCTTCTACATCATTTATTTTACTTCCGGCTTTTTCCAGGGCATCGGATAGTTTATTTTTAATGGTACCTATTGGATCCTTAAATACCTGAGATACTTTCTTTGCACCGATAGCAAGTTTTTTCTGAAAACCGGTTGCTTTCTTTTCGGCATATCCAAAGGCTCCCTGCATACCAGCTTTAATGGCTTTAGGGAAGGAATTATACTCCTTTAATGCTTTTCCTGCGCTGCTTGCAACAGCATTTCCCATGCTGGATGCTTCAGCGCCCATTTTGCGAAATCCGGACCTGGCATCGTCGAAACCATTTCCGATATCAGTTCCTGCCCTTCTTGCCTCAGTACCCATCCCACGGAAACCATCTGCTGCTACTCCGATTCCCGCTTTTATCCGGGTTCCGACTTCATCACTTTCTTGTTCCAGGGTTACCATATCCTCCTTAGTATCTTCAATGGTTCCCTGGAGGTCTTTCATTTGTGTAACGGCCTTATCCAGACTGCTAAATTGCATCCCGAAGGTGATATTTCTTTGATCAGCCATCTACAACATCACCTCCGTTCTTCCGCTGTATTTCCTCGTTATACAATAACTTTGCTTCGATAGCTTCTAGGTATTCAGATAGATCCATTTGCATCATTTCTGTATAACTCAATCCTGCGCCTGAATAGAGCAGGAACCAAAAAGCTTCATTTTGCTTGGCTTTTTTTCTCGCTCTATCTGTATTACTTTCTTCCTCTAAGAAAGGATTCCACCTCCGTCAGCAGTTGTTCGGTAACTTCAATTCCATCATCCATATCGCAGAAATATTCGATTCCCTGAGCTTTAATTTCCGGTGGTTCTACAACAACATTTTTAAATATTTCATCAACATATCCTGCTGTATTCTTCTTTCCTCCTGTCATCCCATGCCGGTCATTTGCATCAAAATACCATCTTGGAGAAACACTCTGCAAAGTGTAATCCTGTCCGTTTATTGTCACCTTTTTTTGTCTTGCCATATATTTTCTATAGCTCCTTTCACTTAATCCCTTAGGCCTGTCCGGCCATATTTTCTTTTCCATCCACTAATCCTCAATTACTGGTGCAAAGATCGTTACGTCGATACTTCCTGCTGTCTTCTCTTTTTTATTGTCTGGTATTTTCGTGATGCGGCAGCGGTTTGCACTTGTTACTTCTGCCGGCGTCTTATTTGTATCGGAAATCACAACAGTAACTTCTTTTCTTCCCTTGGCAATCCCCCTCAGGAAATCAACTGAGGAAGAAGTCTCCTGAAGAGATAAGGTAATTGTTCCTGACCGGTTTGCATTTTCTGAATAGACCACATCTCCCTGTGTGCCTACGGCCGTAGAAACAATATCTTCATTTCTGGTTATTACAACCATAGATGCATCCGAAAATCCGGTAATAATCCGGCCGTCTACTATAACCGATACTTTCATAGGGTTATAATTTGTTATACTGCTCATAGCTGCCTCCTTATAATTCTACAGATAAAGTGCCTCTTACCGTGGCACTGTGTACTGCTCCGGCAAGCTGCGCTTTCCATGTAATGTCAGGCATAATCCGTTTTCTGCGCTGCTCTTCCGTGGAATCTTCCCATTTTGGAATAACTACAGAATAGATTCCCATACCTGTGCTCTGGTCAACAGCAATAATATTGTTTTTTGCAGCGCTGTTCATAGCCTGCAGAACGGCAGCTCCTACTTGCGTAAAACCATTGTCACCGTAGGGAATGATTGGATTATCCATAAACACATCATAAATTCGACCGCGGATCTCTTTTGCCAGCCAATCACCGCCGATAACGGAATCAATAAATTCTCCGTCAGAACACATGCCATTTTTAATGTAATTGCGCTTATATTCATTTGTCACAAAATTCACGCTGTTATTTTCGAGCGCCTTTATTTCATCTGCCGATAATGCCGGATAAGTCATACCCGCGGGCATCTTGAATTTCCAGGTCACATATTGTGGATACCAAGGGCCTACGGCACCAATCCAGGCAGCATCGGCATGCTCATCCAGATTTTCAGTATATATCACGGCAGCGCGGGCATGGGAAACCTTAAGTTCCTTATTGCTTGTCTGTCCGAAATAAACTTTCCGATGATCCTCCACTCCTGATTTAAGTTCAATTTCTGTTGGTTCTGAATTTTCTGCAAACGCTGCAAGAGCTTCTATGTATTCATCCTCAGATTTATCAGTCATGAAAAAATACCAATCATTATCCGATTTCTGATACTCTTTGATTGCAGCAATAAGAGATTCCGGCGTTGTGATATCTGCAAATCCCACAACCTTGATACTCTGGATAAGCTTTTCCGGCACTGGCCTTGCCTTTTCCTGCGAAAACAGGGCTTTCACTTTTTTATAACCGGCGGATTCTTTTCCCAGGCCGGCCTCAGCCGCTTCCAGACTTGTATATACTGCGGCCTCTATCTTTGCATCTGTCAAGATAAGAAGAATATCCAGTGTATCTGCCGGAAGCGCTGCTGTATCCCGTTTCACGATAACTACTACATCATTCATTCTTTTTTCCTTTCGCTATAATTTTTTCAATATTTCCGGCAGCCATCCTATCATCTCTGACATAGCGGAGTAAGACATCAAATCCATAACGGTTTGCTTCTTCATCCACCATAAGTACATTTCGCTGCTGCACATTATTGACATCTTCAACTACAATCCCCGCCATGGATAGCTCATCCCTCCCAGAGAGCAAAAACCATCCCTGGGCCTTATCTGCTATTTCCATTGCTTCATCTTCGCCCTGAATATACATTCCGCCTTCCCCATACCGTGACTGACTGCAGGCGGTGAAAGAGAATGACATTCCTGCCCGTTCCCTGCGGTGTAGATATGCCTCGTTCGCTTCCCGCTCTATATCGTAGTGTCCCATGGTAGGTTCCGCAATATAAGGAGAGGTTATGCTATATATCAGATATGGCAGTTCAGCTTCCGGTGCCACCTGCCCTGACCGGTATACCCTCAGGCCCAAGTAATCCTCCAGTTGCTTAGTCACCACATTACGTACTTCTTTCGGTGTCATTCTTCTGCCTTCCCTTTCGCTTCAATCAGATACCTCTTCTGGGGATGTATGGAGTTATATCCCAGCTCCTGTTTTACTGTATAGGACATATTTCCTTCAGGATCATACATCTGCGCTCCTATTGCCAGGCTGTATCCATTGGTATACACCTTTTGATTGTGCAGACTGTATGTTCCGATTTCCTCCCGCATCAGATCCTTGCTTGTTACCGGAAGAATAACTCCTTTAAAGGGTATACGTTCTTCAGTTCCTGGTACCCACTGTCCTCCATTTTCAGAATCATAATCACCATCCTTTTTACGGACATCGAACATTTCATGCATTAGTCCCTCCGGAATTTCCGGCCGCGCATAAGCAAATGCTTCAATCATAGTCAACCTCCTTCAATTACATATGTAATTGAATTTCGTAATCTCCCGCTTTCCACCAGCGGGCTATTGGGCCATTTTGATGTAGCCTTTGTGATACTACCCTTTTTGTCAAAATTGCTTGGAGTATTCAGGTACATTTGGATACATCCAACGGCGGTCATTCCTATATGGTTTGCCGCCGTCAATGCATCCCAGCTATCAAAAATAATCCCCGCAACAGCTTTTTTGCAGGCATCTTCCAGGACATCCTTATTTGCATCATATCCAGCCCTTATAAAACTCCGTTCTGGTATATCCACTGATGGGAAGAGAATAAAAAGATATTCAATATCCTCTTCATTTTTTTCTGGAGGTTTGCCCGGTCCAGGTTTATGCAGCCCTGGCTTTGTATCTTTCGGCCGTCCAGCTTGTTTTGGTGCACCCTTTCTTTTAGGACTGATGCATCCAAACAAATAGCCCGCCTTTGAACGGATAAAGAAAAGTCCTTCAAAGTCCCGCGGGCTTTTTCCGATAGCCTTATCTGCTATTGGTATTGCCAAATTGCTGACATTTTTAGCTTTTATCGTTGCTCCAAATTCATGTACTCCGGCAATCGTCAGGATATCCGCTGGGGTGTCTTTTTCTTCCCCTGCAGCCCCCTTTGCATTCCCATTTTGGATCCCTACATGGATTGTCAACCCTTTTAGCTTCTGTAGTTCTGCAATTATTCTTTCGATTTCCGGAGTTACGTTGTCTTCCACTTCCATCAGCATTCCACCCTTTTATAGCTATTGATAATTTCCTGTACCTGGCTACCCAGCTCTTTATCAAATGTCCAGGAAACATCAGAAATAGAAAAAGCAGAAAGCCCATTGGCTCCATTCTTGGCAAGACTCCATTGCTGCTGTACAATCTGCCATACAATCATCTGCAGGTCATATGGCAGCGTTTCCTGTTCATCTTCTGTTGCATCCTTCGGAAGCACATATCCCGCTGTATAGATTACTGTTAAATACCTGCTGCCGAGGCGGATATCATCCGCCAGGCCCTGCCGATATCCCTTGATTGCCCAGCCTTGATTCCGAAAAAGTACGCCATACTCACCGCATCCGGAATGGTCGAAATCGGTTATCTGGTTACCATCATCCCCAATTACCGATTCTATTTGGATTATGGGGTACTGATTTAGGCATAGCTCCTGGTACCCAGAAGCAAAATGTTTCTCTACATATTTTTGCTTCCGGAATTTGCGCCCGGTAACAGCCTCAATATAGGAGGATGCTGCATTAATCAGCCTGGTAATATTGTTTTTTACGGTATCCGGAGCTGTTTCCGCATCCATTCCCATAAACTCCAGCATATCATCCAATGTAGTTAATGCATTTTCCCTAAGCTGTTTTACAGACATTTTGCATCCCCCTATCGCATTACTTATTCTCTCCAGGTCCCTTCTGCATCTTTGTTTCAGCAGGCTTTTTTGTATCGCCTGTGGGTTTTGTTTTCTTTTTCTCCGGAGTCGATTCCGGCTTCGGGACTTCATAGCGTCTTATCATACAGCCTCCTTAAACCGGTGCCTGCGCCGGATCTCCCAATACTACTGCATATACAACGGTAGCTTCCGTGGTCGGCGTAATTTTAATGTACTGTTTGCACCCCAGGAGATCGATATCCACATTGAGCATATCCCCTGTCTTTACTGCTGCCTCACGCAACGGACCATCAATGCCAATATGGTCATCATCTACTGCGACAAACTCCCCATCCTGTGTATCACAATGGGTTACGGAAAATGCAACCTTCTGACCATCCGCTGCCGTAGTCACTGATGCTGCCACAATGGCAGAAAGAAAGCCGCTGCGGTCAATTGCAACGGCTGTACCTCCGGGAATAAGCTTCACGTTATTATATAATTCTCTTTTCATACGTTCCTCCTTACATTACTTTGATTTTATTGGCAACGATAAACGATTCTCCGTGCCTTACAGCAATATCGTCATACATTGTAGCTCTGGTCGCTGCCAGGTTTTCCTCAAATGCATTATGGGTAGTTCCTTCGTCATCCACCCAGCTGCCTTCCAGGGTTGTAAAAGTTTCCATACCCATCTGATCACCAATCAGCATGTCTGCCCAGTTTCCAAAAAACAGTTCTGTCAGTCCGGTGGAAGATACCGGAATCTGGTTGGATACTTTATAGGGTGCTCCCAGGAGCTTTCCTGCCTGCATCTCATCCCTGTAAATGTAGGTACCTGTGTCGGTTTTCATATTCATCAGGAAGCCCTCAAGCATGCTGTTAAATGCCCATCCAAGCCGCTGATCATCAACGTTCTTCTGCATAACAACAGAACGCAGATATACAGGGAAATCCGCTGTAATAACCCCTGTCGTAGAGGCGTACATGGCATCCAACTTGGTTACATCGATTTTTTCTACCTCTTTATTGTAATAAATTCCCAAGGGCATAAATTCACCGCCGGTTCCATACAGGCCGCCATAATCAAGACCCAACTGCATTCGACGAGTCAGATCATTGGCGAAAATAGCATCTGCAGAATAACTGGTACTCATCAGCAGTTCTCTGGACTGCGGTACAATAGCAGCGAGGCTCTTTGCAGACAGTTTAATATTTCCAAATTCCGGTGCGGTTTTGGTAATCTTTCGCTGTTCCCCTCTCCATGTAGCCCTGGTGCCCGCCGTCATTTTTGGAATGTTGAGATTACCCTTGTCCAGCGGCACTTTCTGGGCGCCTAATTCGAAAATGACAGTTTTGGGATATAACAGCTCAATAATATCATCCATGTATACTTCCGGAATAAGATACCCGCCATAGGTAGGACCGGTAGCAGAAAGAGCTTTAAACTCTCCCGCCATCTCGGAATCACCATAATTTTTCTGGGCGAAATAGGCAGCACGTTCCGGATCCTGTCTTCCCCAAATGTCAATGCACTTAATGGATCTCGCCAGCATTACATCTGCAGGTACGGCTTTCTTCTTTCTGCCAGTTGCTTCTTCCGGCTTTGCCAGGAAAATATTGCTGTATTTTCTCTGTACGGTTTTTTTCTGTATGGTTTTCTTCTGCATGGACCTGCTTTTCCTTTCCCTGCCAGCTGAAGAGCTGCTTCCTTTTTCTTCTTCCTCCGGTTCAGACTCTCCCATTACCTCAGCTACTGCATCCAGAATATCTGTTACGTCTGCATCGTTAATCTCATCGGCCTTTGCTGATTTTCTTTTTTCATTCACCGCGTTTATAGCCTCTTCCAGGACTTCTCCGACATCAATGGTATTTTCATCGGCTTTTCCCTCTTCGCTTTCTGTGACGGCATTCAGGAGGTCTACAGCGTCCTCCTCAGAGATTCCTTCTCCTTCCTTGCGGCTTTTATTAACCGAGTCAATGGCAGCCTCAATAATATCCGCCGCATTCTCCATGCCTGCTTCTTCCCCCTCTTCTCCCTTACAGTCTTCTTCCGACATAGCTTCCTTCAATGCTGCCTTTACGATTTCCTGCAGGTCAGTAACGCTTGTTTTCATTGCTTTTGTCTGGGTATTTCTGTTTACATACTTCTTTTTTCTCATTCTAATCTCCTTTTAAAAATAAATTTCTACTTCCCTCACCGAGATGCTTTTGGATTCTTTCCCGGGATTTACCTTTTTGGCTCCTTCCACCTCCCGGATAACGGCGTCAATGATGCTGGATGCTTTTTTCATAGCCTTGCTTGCATCCTGAAGGGATTTCAGGCGCATATTGCTTATCTTACGTCCTGCCTTCATATCTTTGGCCAGTTCCTGCTCTATTTCCAAGGCGCGCTCCGCAGCCTCCTGCATAGACTTGTAGCCAGTAATTTTTGCCTCAGGGTTCATCGCCCATGTGACAACGGATACCTCCCAGAGTTTTATTTCCCGTAAATGCCGGATTCCCTCTGCGTCATAATCAAATACGACAGGATCGTATCCGATAGACAATTCATTAAGTACGCCATCCTTCAGGAGGACTTTGATATCCTTTCCCATGGACGTATCAGATACCTTAGCCGACAGGTATAGGCCGTTGGCATCTTCCCTCAGCTCAATTGGGCGCCCAATAGGCAGCCAGCAATCATTATGCAGGGCTAATATCTTGACTCGTTCCCATCCTTCGGCCAGTGTCTTGGTGAAGGCCCCAGGTTCGATGATATCCCCGCCGGTATCTACATTTGAAAAGACAGCTCCATACCCTGAGAATATTCCTTCCTCTTCGTTGTAGCTGTCTAACTTAAACTGCATCTTTTTGTATTCATGATTTTGCATTTTTAATTAATCACCACCTTTCTTGGTCAATTTATGAGTACGTGAGGAAGCAATGGCAATTCACTGTTTCCTCCGCTTTCCCGCATTCTGGGTCACAGGGCATCATTAATTTATTTCCGGCAAAGGTTATAAATGGCTCATCAATACGTACCGTTTTCCCATTTAGGTCCCGATGAGTGTCTCTTGCCTTAGCCGGATCTGTTATATGCCAAGTCTTATATTGGAATCCACCGGTTTTGGCCATGTCAAAATTTCCTGCCAGCAGACTGGTATTACATTCCTGGGCTGCAATCAGCCGTGCCCGCTCATCTGACGTATTCATTGCCAGAACAATCTCATCCGTAAGCGTCTGTTTATTTTTTCCTTCCTGCAGTCCTTTAGTAATGATATCTTTTACGGTGTCCTTGGTGGTCTGTGTGACTCTGGTAATTCTTTGTCCGCCTTTCAGGCGGGCTGTTGAAACAAGCGCCGGCTGCTGTATTCCATTGAGCCTATACAACGTCTGCGCCTGCTCTGCGCCCTTACTGTATGTTTCCGACCATAGCGGCGCCAGAATCTTTTCCAGCAGTTCCTCCTCCTTTCCCCAATCAAGCAGCTGGTCTGCAAATTGGGCGGCAAGCTGTTCCTGTTGCACCGGTGCAAGTGCTTCAAATTCTTCCTGCGTCATATGTAGCATTTCCCAGATATCGCCTGCTGCCTTCCGGGTTTCCAGAAGGGAAGAACGTATCTGGCTGGATTGATTCCTCAGATACTTAAACATAGCAAGTTCAAATTTCCTGCTCTGTTCCCGCTTTACCGCCTCCAGGCTTCTGGCCGCAGTCTGCACCCTCCTGGCTTTTATTTCCATTGCTTTATGCAATATAATTTCTTCGTCGTCCATACCTTCGTCAGGAACCAGTTCTATGCTGTCCCGATCCTCTTCTAAAGGCGGTGTCCCTTCTGTATACTGCATATTGGCTACATGGCTGCTGATTTCCACCAGATTTTCATTTGCATCCACAAACATGTCTGCAAAATTAGTTTTGTAGATATTTCCCTGGGGATCAGTTTCCAAGTCTAATAGCTCTCTTGCTTCGTTTCTGGTTGCCAAACCATTATTCCATCCCTCTAATGCAACGGCCTTATCCTTTTCTTCATTTCTGGGGATAATATCGTCATACTCCCATATCAAATCCTCGCCATAATACGGAAGCAGCTGCAGGTTAATCGCATCCTGACGTTGCATAAGGCGAGGCCACAATACATTCCTGGCATAGATATACTGTGCTGCATCTGCCGTGGCCCTGTTGCTGTTCTGTGTAATGCCCATAATTTCTCTGGGCATTCCAAAATGTTCCATGATCGCATCACGGGTAAAGGTCCGGCCATTTATCATGTCCATGTCTTTCATGTTGTCAGCCAGTTTGGTTATTATCGGCGTCGATTCCTTAGGTCCGGTAAGTACTGCTACGCCATGGGATTTCATGAACCCACGGAATTTCTCATTCCATTCGCTGCGGAAACGTTTTACCTGATCTTCATTTCCACCAGGAATAACAATTGCTGTATCCGGTGTTGCTCCGTTCCAAAAGAAATTTTTTTGGAATTTTGCCGCATACTCATCCAACTCAGCTTCATCTGCAACGGCCTCCGCCTGTCCCAGGCCTCTTCGATATGGATCTACCGGGTTTAGATCCTTCATCGTAAACATATCCTCCATGGATACATTCACAATCATTCCACCAGTCGTCCGAATAACATAGTATGGAGCTCCCAAATATGGGGTTTGCTGTACCCATTGTACGGGAACTGGCCATAACTCCGCCGGCATTCCATCCGGGTACCGTTCAATAAGTAAATATCCCTCCCCCTTCAGGAGTAAATATTCCTGAAAAAGTTTCCATATCGCACTCGCTGTAAACTCAACAAGTGGGTTAGGCCGTTCCATAAAACTTAGAAATGGATGTTTCGTAATTTCTGTACGATTTCCATCATTGTCAGTCCTATACAACTTTCCGGTTACATAAGATAAATCTCCTGCTATCTTCTCTACAGGTGCCAAACGTGGGTTTTTTCCGAATGCCTCCATCCATTCGCTGGTATTACGCGCCGGCGGTGATGTAAATCTCGGAATCATTGCCGAATTATTATTTGTAAAACTATCTGCTCTGCTGGTTCTGCGTCTATTAAATAATCCCACCTTTTCACCTCCCTTAAATATATAAATTCCATCCCTGAGGTTCATACAGTGCAAGTGCCAGCGCATCTGCAATATCCGGTGAAGGGAGTCCTCGTTTTTTCATGGCTTCCTTCCGTTCCAGTTCCAGACGGCCATCTTTATTGACTGTATATTTGCGGCTGCTCAGTTGATTTATCAGGGTGTCATTATTTGATATCTGCAATGTGCCGTCCATCAGGGCCTGCCTCACCGCTCCCCACATTATGCCGGTGCTGTTGCTGTACTCAATGGGATCCTCTTCCCTGACCTTTCCTCCGGCGCCGCCGAAATGGCACTCCATTATTTCCAGGTCTATCTTAGGAATATCCAGGCATTCCAAATAATCGCTATGCTCTTCTGGATTCAATCCCGCCCGAGTGCATCTGTCAATCCATATCTCTTCCACAATCTGCTCCCGCATATCATACAAATTGTCATATACGCCGACTCCAAGTCCGTCACAGTCTACTTTTATCCGGTATATCTTCATATCTGGATACAGATTCGCATATTTCTTGATCATCTGTACTGCATATCCGGAGATCTCCGTTGTACGGTTATGATGATATATTTCCGGTTCTTCTGATCGGCGCTGATCAAAAAGAGGATAGAGTGCGGAACTGTCATCTCCATAACGTGCGACGTCAATTCCTATGTCTATCCTTTCATTTTTCGTTTCAATTTCCAGTTCTGCTGCTGCCTCACACCATTCCATGGCAATCAGACTGTCTGCTTCCGCTTTAGGAAACTCACCGGCTACACGGATACGGAATACGTCACTGTCGGCGCCGAACATATCTATAATCTTATCCACAAAAGCCTGATCTACCCGTGCACATGTTCTTCCATCAATGTGCATCGCATTGTATGCCGCCCGGTTTTTATGGTGGCTGTCATAAAAGAATCCCGTCAGGCGCGTAGGGTTTCCGCACATAAGTAACTTGGCCCCCTGTGTGGATAAAGCTCCCAGAACGGGTTCAAATACAATATCCTTTACTCCGGACGCCTCATCAATAATAAATAATACATGTTCTGCATGAAATCCCTGCAGAGCATCTGGGTTTGTCGCTGTTCTTGCCACGGCAAACCACTCCTCAGGATGTCCGCGCATGTATATCTTTTCTTTGGTCCATATAAGCTCCCTGGCAAGTGCCGGGGTATTGCGTATCCACTTAGAAGCTTCTGCCCACAGGATATCAAATAGTTGGTGCTGCGTCGGTGCTGTACATGGTATCTTAGGATATGGACGGGTACACATATACCAGATCATTACCCAGCTTTCCACTGCACTTTTTCCTATCCCATGTCCGGAACGTACAGAAGTCATAGGCTCTGCATCCACACTCCGCAATATAGCTTTTTGATTATCATCAGGCTTTGCCCGGATGACATCTTCTACAAACTCTACAGGAGCATGGTAATAATACTGTATTGCCTCTTTAAGTTTGCTCATCTCTTTCTTTATAAGCCTCCTCAATAATATCTCCCAGGCTACTGCTTTCTTCTATCTTAACCTGCTGCCGTTTTACAGCATTGTCTAATCTCATGCCCTGTATCCGTTCTTCCTGTTCCTGCTCATCCAGATCCGTCGGCGGCTTCTCCGTCCATCCGCGGAAATTATTAATTAAACTGAATCGCGCCCCATTACTTCCATCCTTGTCAAACAGCCGCTCTTCCGCATACGCCTCTACCATTGATTTCGCGCGCGTGATCGTGTTCATAAATTCCTTTTTGCCTTGATAATTCAGCAAAGACAATCTTGTGCTGAATCCTAATGCCAGCGCTAATCCAGTAACAGTTGGCGGTCTTGCGCCAACTATAACTGGATTCCCAAATTTATCAAAAATAATCTCTCCCTCATCATCTTTTAAAATTTCACCTTCACATTTCTTGAAATATTCTTCAATTAGACCTTCGATTTCTTCTTTGTGTTCGTACTTTGGAGGCCTTCCGACCTGGCCTTTTGTCATCCGCCTCACCTTCCATTCATATTTTCGCAGAAAAAAGAGGCCTCAGATATTAAGGCCTCTCCAATACACCATACTTTTACAATTCTTTATCCTGCTGTTGCTCACTGATAGTTCTTGTTATTAAATATATTCTTCTTAAAAGCTTTTCACTCCTGATAGTCTCCATGAGCTGCGCTGTATCTCTTTTATACCTTCCTTCCATGGTTCCCGGAGATCCATCCGTGGTAATTCTGGATGACATCGCTTTCATGAGAAGTCTGTTCTGCTTCTCAATCTGCTTTCTTAAGGCCACCAGTTCTTTCCTCTCACTTTCCTGCGCTATTTGCTCTTGCATTCCATGGAACCGGTTTATGTACCTGGCTGTGAAGGCTGTCCCCTTGACTCCTGTCAGCTTATGCGCTATAAACTCACAACCTTTCTTTGTTACCTGATAACAGGGAAGTGTCCTACCAGTTCCGTCTTGATAGCTGGATTCCTGAAAGAAATCACTGAACGCAATCTTGCTCTCAGTTAATTGTCCCCCATATCTCCGAATATCTCTCATTAAATCTTTATGATTCTTTCCCACCATTTCCGCTACTTCTCGGCTATCGATAGTTTGTTCAATTAACTTATTCATAAATACCATCCTTTCTAACTTGAATATCCACAAAGAGAATGGTATATTAATAATACATCCCTTGTGGGTGTGTCCAAGCACTCGTTTTAACCTTGTCCAGAGGGGAACGAGTGCTTTTTAATTTTCATTAGTTTCTTCGTAAACCTTCTCAATTCCCTTTCGAATTACCTCAGCTTTGCTTAGACCTGTCTTTTTGCAACAAATTTCTAATTTGCGTAATTCTTCATCAGACATTCTAAGTCTATACTGATTTTCTCTTGCATCTTCTTTCGGGGGTCTACCGGTTCTTGGAGACATAGTATTATATCACCTCCTAACTTTTTGGATATCCTATAATTCTATTATATTATGGATATCCAAAATGTCAAGAGTAATTTAACTATACAAAAACACCTGGCCGCTGCTGCAGTCAGGTGTTTCCAGGTTGGAGTGCTGATATGTGGGAGTAGGAAATCTTTTTCTGGATTCCCTAGTTTTGATTATATCACACTTTTTTATCAGTTTTATCGGACTTTAAATAATTTGTAATTTTTTCTGAAATGGATGCTTGGCTTAAGTGTACCATTCTGCCAACTTTATTTTGAGGTAATCCATCAATATAACACAGTCTGAAAATTCTACGTGTAATACTATCGGAAATTTCTTCAATCCAAAATTCCACTTCTAAGCAATCTGCCTCCAGCTCATCAAGACGGGATCTCCACTTTTTTTTCAAATGCCGTTCTTTTTGATAATCATAACCGATAACAGATTGTGGCCGTGGATACCCTTTTTTGTAATCCAGTATCGTATCATTATCAATTAAGCTATCACCATCTCCTACATGTTCCAGTTTATGGCGTAGTTCTAAAGTCTCAGCTTTTTTGCTTTTATAATCTTCTAATCTTTCTTTTGTCATCTCCACTGGATTATCCTCCTCCAATCTTTTATGCCTGCTGCCTGTGGAATTACTTTACATAAAACAGGTCAAGTACTTTATATAATTTCTTCTAAAACGTCAAGTTTTTTATATATTTTCTTTATATCCTCATTTAGTGAACTACTGTTCACCAATTGTTACCGATATATGAAGAGCCTTAAATACTTTATCAGCACTCTCCACATTCATATTCCTTGTCCCATTCTCCCAATAAACTATCGCTCTCTTTGTTACACCAGCAGCATCGGCCAATGTTTGCTGGGAAATACCCTGCCGCTGTCTTTCTTCTTTCATCATTTCTCCCAAATTCATATTTGACACCTCTTTTTTTAAATGATATACTACATCTTGTAGGGAACAATTGTTCTATACCATCCCTATGGGGAGTGAAAAACTGTTATGAGAAAGGGGGTCGCTTATGGGGCGCACAATTCGTATTCGTGTCAACTCTACGGCTCGGACTACCAGTAATGGAAATGTCCGTGTACGCACAACGGTAAGTAATGGACATTCATCCAAAACTACCACCAAAACTATCCGCGTAAGATAGTAAAACTTCTGCCCGGTGCCCACCACCGGGCAGTATTTTTTCCCTTTCTCATAATCCCCGTATAGCCGGTAGGCCAGCTAATGTTCAAAATTCTCATTTAAATTATTTAGTTACAGGCATCAGGACACAATATATTGTGTTATGCATTTCACATTGCATATATATTGTATATATGTATTGACTTTCTAATACTTTTGTATATAATAAAAGATACAAAACGTTACTTTATTGTAAAAACGCATCTGGCAGAAAGAGGAGGACTATTATGTCAAAGCAACCTATCAAACCTGGAACTGACAACAAACCCGCTGGCACCTATCATGAGGTAGGCCCAAGAGGGGGACAAATTCCCGATGGACGTACCGTCCACATTGATCGGGGTGATCGTTTACCCCCTACTCAAAAGCCTGGACGTGGTTGGTCTAAATGATGTATGGAAGCCGCTGTAACCGCAGCGGCTTTTATATTGCAATTCTCCGCTTACAGAAGCAAAAACTAAACCCAAAGACTGTAATTTGAAACCATGCTTCTGCATACCGTCTGCCTTCTTCTTCATATTTCGTGATATAATGATGCATTCTCTTTTGACACCTCCTCTCTCTGGTACAGTTCGTGTATATCCACATCCAATGCTTCCGCAATGGCCGGCATATACTCCACACGTAAAAGTTTTCTACGTTCATTGAGCATGTTGGAAAATTCCTGTGGGGAAAAACCAGCCCGTTCCGCGACCACTACCTGTTTCATTCCTTTGGCTGCAAGGATGCGTTTTATGTTGTTGATAATATCTTCATAGGTACATACCATCAATACGTCCCCTCCTCTCTACTCCTACGTTAAAGTTCAATCTTATATGGACCGTTCCAAATCATATAACCCTCAGATATTGGATTCCTTTCGATTTCTTCATCGTCCATTGTAGCTGATTTATTATTTGCCTCCTCCTCCGAATCAGCGTCAAAAATTACTTTGCGAAAACAGGCATATTCAACCTCGTATTTCATCTTTATCTCCTATTCATATTTAGACCTGCTGCCTCTGGCTGTTTTCAGAATCCCAATATATGCGAGGCATACATATCTGCTGTGTGGGTCCATAATACATTGGGATATTTCTTGATTGCAGTTCCCAGATTGTTCCACATTTCACTGCCTTCATAGGCTCCCATATGATACCGGATACATATCAGCTCTTCATCAGTTAGGCGCATTTCTTTTAGTAAGAGAATTGCGGATTTATCTCCATGTCCCCTTAAAAGTGTCTCTCCATTGTACACATACTCTCCTTGCTCATTTTGAGTGTATTGATCTACCTTACAGTAATCATGAAGGAATCCTATGATATACGGAGACTCCGGCCTATCCCATTTTAGTTCCATGCGTTTAGTCATGCTTACCAGTGTCAACGCCACCATTTCTGAATGGTCATACAAACCTCCAGGAAAATTCCCGTGATGAGTTGCCGACGCCGGCGCCTCAAAATAATCATCCTGCAGCATCCTCCGATACATTCCATCAGGAATCATTTTCCCTACAATATTTCTAAAAGCCTTTATTCTATCTGCCTTTGTTCTCATTTCTCTCCTTTCAGACTGCGGCCACATAGGACCGGAAAATATTGATTATATAATCATCGCTCTTGTAGGTATAATACTGGTTCGCTGTGTTCTGCTCGACATGGCCCAGGTAGTCTCCTGCCTTCTCACTGTCCCCTCCTCGCTTAATTATATTGGTTGCCGTTGTTTTCCGGATGAGGTGTGGATATACATTAACCTCCATTCCGGCTCTGGCAGCGATATGTTTTACTGCGCTATATATTCCAGTACGCTTAAGCGCTTTGTGGGTACCGCGGGCAATGAATAAAGGCTCTCGGCTGCTCTGATTGATACCTCTCTCCTGGAGATATTGCAGCAGATACTCCTTGGCCACACGATCTATACACACCAGACGGTACCGGTCTGTCTTATGTCCAAATATCACAATCTTTCCATCGTACCAATCTACGTCGCATACTCTGACCGCCGGTACCTCCCCGTCACGCATGGCCGTACACCGTAAAAATTCAAGCAATGCCCGGTCCCTGATACTCTTGCATCCAGTCTTAAGCTGCTCCCATTGCTCCGGCTCCAGATGCTCTATGGGCTTCCTTGTCTCCTTATAGCGATCAATATTTTCGCAAGGATTTTCCGTAATAAGTTTCGATTTTCGCATCCAGGTAAAGAAAGCAGAGATAAATCGTTTGCAGTTATTGACTGTGCGATTTATGTTCCCCTTCTTTCGGTATTTCATTAAAAAATACTCGATATCATTCTCACTTATTTGTGTGAGCGGTTTGTGGATTACATCAATCAGCAAATTAATATGTCTCAAGTACTGCTCTGCTGTCCGTTCCGAAAGCTTTGGGGCCTTCTTGGCGTTAAACAGCTCAATAATATAATCGTTGGTTACGTCCTGCGTTGCCAGGGCCGTCTGTTCCTCCACAACCTCAACTCCATGCATGGCCTGCACCAGTACATCCTGAAGAATAGTCATAACCTGTGCTGTAAGATGCACGCGCATTGCTATAAGGACATCGTTGACTACCTGCTCTTTTCTTGTCATTTTTGCCTCCCGTCTTGCTTAAGAGGTATCAAAATGATATAATACTCTTAAGCCAGTAAGCGGTGGGTATCATCTTGGCCGGTGTCCCACCGCTATTTTTTTGTCCGATTTCTTCCATTTTTTGGAAATAGATATTGACTCCGCGCGCTCAGAGTGTTAATCTATATATGTGTTTCGAACATGAGTTCTGTTCTTTGGGAGGCCGCCCGGGGACAGAGCTCTTTTTCTATTTTTCTTCAAAAACAAACTGGTATCCAGGAATACGTATCGCTCGCGGTGTTCCAAATTCTCCATCGGTTTCTATCATTCCGCTTTCCATCATCTTTTTAATGTGATTGCTGACACTACTTTTTGATTTCAGTCCGACAGCTTCTCCAATCTCTTTGAAAGAAGGGCTATACCCATGTTCTTTCATGTATTGAATCATAAATCTCCTGATTTCCGTCCTTGTTTTTTCACCATTTTCCACACTACATCCTCCAGTAAATGCTATTCATAAACGGATCCGGCTCCAGTGGCGTCGCACATCCAGAAAGCATTGTCACCAATATAAAAATTACAATTATCTTATATGCTATCTTCACCTTTTTTCTCCAAGAATGAGAATCCATCATGTTCTCCCTGTGTAATCCTGCTGCCTTTTAAAGTTTCTAAAACCTGACTATTCCCATACTTACTATATGTTACTGCCTCCCTGGACCATCCTGGGTATATGTCCTGCATGTAGTCCTCAAGCATAGCCTGCATTTCTCCCCGCAGGCCTTTATTCCCATTATCCATCAAGCTATGGTGACCGATGCATCCCAGGACTCCATTCTGCTCTACCCCCAGGCCCATCTGGGACCGGGGGACTACATGCATAATCTGCAGTCCGCCATACCGGCAGGCGTTCTCCATATGGTATCCCCGCAGGCAGAAGAAACAGGACTCCATATCTCTTTTATGTATCGCTTTCCTGGCTTTTGCAGTAAATTCCGTCTGCTTCGCCATCCGGCTTTTCTTCCCTGGATTCTTCATCCTGTTCTCCTTCTAAATCTTCAATTTTCATCTGGCCTGGCAGCTGTTCTTCCTGATGTGGCATAATATCAAATTGGATTACACAGTATCCCTCCGCAATCCCGCCGTGGTCATCTGTCATATGTGTAATTAAGATATCCATTCCTGCCCCGGTTTCTTCCCCGTTATTCTGTTCTCTCAGATGCAGCATATTTCCAATTCGGTATGGATCATGCATTCTCAGGATTAAGTATCTCTGCCCGGCTTTGATATCCTTGAGCATCGTTTTTCCCATAGGAAGTGTATATTCTGCATCTTCCGGCGGCAGCTCTATGGACTTGTACTCTTTTTCCTCCGGCTCCTTCCAGGAAATTCCATCTCCCTTGCCTTTTCCCTTCGGTAACCTTTCCGGTCCTATTTCCTCCGGTACACCTGCTGCCTCCTTACTTTTCTCTTCCGCTTCAGGTTCTCCTGCTTTTTTCTTCTTGCCTGTTTCCGTATTTTTCTTTGGTTCTGCTTTCAGTACTCTTCCAGGTTTCTTTTTCGATTGCACCGGTGCAATTTCCTCGTTTTCAGGAAAGGCTTCTCTGTAAACATGTTCCCAGCCTTCTTCCGGCGTATCACCTGTCATCAAGTGACTATATGCATCCAAAATATCTTCCCAGGTATATATTTCTTTTTCATCTGCTCGGACATTAATCAGTGTAATATCCTGATCTGCCCCTTTGAATGAAATTATTATATTTCCTATTCCCTGGAGTCTTACAGTACACATCCCGGAACCGGCCGGAGCTACAGCATCCATGGTTGCTCTTGCACAAGCTATTTCGCTGTCTGTATTTATGTACGCGTTCCATAATTTTTTGTATAGTAATGGCATGTTTTTCCCTAACTGATGGAGACTGCGTTGCAGGTTATTTTCCAGTTGCTCCTGGATCTCATTCTTTCCTTCCATCAGGATTTCAAGATCTGAGATTTGCTTTTCTTCGTTTATTTCATCTCCAATTTCTTTAATTTCTGCTTTGCTGTATTCCTTCGTTAATTCTTCATTAAGTATTTCTGGAAACTTAAGCATAATAGCTAGCTTCGCTCTGCCGTATCCCCTATACTGTTCCTGCAGGCGGGGAGAATACCCATTTTCTGCAAACCTGTCATTGATATTAATAAATCTCGATACTGCGGAGCTATCAAGGCCATATTCAGCCTGTGCAAACTCATTAATATTTTTATATCCGGATTCTTTCAGGATATCTGTATCCTTTGCTATTTTCAGCAGATATCCCAGCCGTACAAATCCTTCCTCAATTCTTTCAACTTCCCTGTCTACAGATTCCTTGAATTCCGCATAACTACTATATCCCGCGGTCTGATTATCCATCCTGATTATTTCTCCCATTACACTGCCTCCATAAAGTCTTCCAGTAGCCCCTGCAGGACTCTGGTATTATTTTTCCGTTTCAGTTCTTCCAGGTTCTCTTCCCGTTTTACTTTGCTGATTTTGGCAAGTTCCTTCTCCTGCTGTGTCAGCCGCTGTTTGATTATTTTCTGCCATTCCCTCAGGAATCCCCGTATTTGTTCAATCCCTGTTTCCTCATCCAGATAGGTACGGTGCTGCCGGATGGTTCCTCCCGGCTCCACCTCCAGTGTATAGTATGGAGTGTCAGGTTCCGACGCCCGCCGCAGGAAGAATATGTATGTCTCCCGGCTCTGTATCCTGTCATAATACCTGTCTGTTGCCCCCGCACAATGATGCAGCGCCTGCCCCTCCAGCATGATATCCGTCAATTTTTCCGGAACGATTACCTTATAGGTTTCATTCTGATATTCATAGATTCCTTTTACCTCCCGAAGATTCTTTTCAGCGTCTGGGAACTTCTCCTTCAGTTCCCTTTCTCTCTGCTCTGCCAGTTCCTTATTTCTCCGGATATCCTCAATTATCTGCTGCTTTCGGATTTCCTCCATGATTTCATCATGCCGGCGTTTTAATTCCCTGGGACGTGTTACCAAATCATCCGTCATATCCTTTTTCATCTTCACGCAGCCGGCTAAATAGTCTATCCACTGCTCTAATACAGCCTTCATTTTCAGATTCGGATAAGATTCTGCCTGCTGCCGGATGAGGTAATGCCTGATTTTTTCAACTGATACGGGGATCCCGCTTATATTCTGCGGATCTATATTACTGTCTATCAGCCATTTCAACGTTTCTTTCGAAAGTTTCTCCCCGGTCTGGTCCGCCCACTGCATCCAGACTAACATGGCCTCACCGCCGTCCTGTTCCCGGATACGGTGTATCTTTTGCATGTCATCAATTCCGAATACTTCCCGGATATCCTTCCCTTCAGGAAGAAGCGGTCCATAGTATCTACTGCCTCCAATATGCTCACTGCTTTCTTTTAGCAGTTTCCAGTACCTGCCTTTCAATAGGTATTCCGTCATCTGGCTTATTCCCTCTCCCGGCCATATCCACATTAATTTGTTATAATTTGCCTCTGCGCCTGCTGCCGCCATTTGCTCGAATATTCTTATCCATGGCTCATACAGGGTATTGTCCAGTGCTTCACTGATTCCTGAAGGATATAGATAACCACTGACGCTTCTGCGGTTTCCAGGGTTCCCTTTGTCAAACTCATCGGTACAGGCGCCATATATACTGATCCTGCAGTACTGGTTATAATAGATCTCGCAGCTTCTTCTGATTCCATGATCAGATATTGTTGCGCCATCTTTCAGGGGCATCACCCGCATTGCCTCTGATGTCTCAATACTTTCCTTTCCCGGCTGCCAGATAATTACTGCGTCATAGTACCTGCATACACTCTTTTTATCATTTACCGGCTGCATCAGAACTGCCCCGGTTTTCTTTGTCACCTTTTTTGTACGCTTTTTAAGGATAATTTCATTTCCGCACCCCCGGCAGGTAAGCGTCCCCACGGTATTCTCGTCTTTCCTGTTCGCAGTCCCGCAACAAGAACAAACATACTCCTTCTTTTTTGCCACATAGAATCCGTAATGTTCCTTTGCTGCGGCCTCAAGTATTTTTTCTTCAAAATCTTCCGGCTCCTGCGGGATGCTTCTCATCAGCTGTTCTATCCTCTCCCGCCTGCGTTCTTCTTTCCTTTCCCGCTTTTCGTAGGTGTAGTTATATTCCAGGTTTTCTATATCCTGGAGCGTTCCACCATATCTTGTTAATGGCTTTAAATTTAACTCAATAATTTCATGGGCTTCTTTTGGCTCCCATATCCATTTTTTATCCACCTCTGAGATATAGCAGCCCCAGCGATCATGGCCTGATGCTATCACACTTGCCTTTTCTTGGAGCCACACATTTTCTTCCGGATTGTAACACTCATACTCGTGTGTCTGCGTGTTCATGCAATACCGTGTTTCCAGTATTTTGTCCCGAAAAAAATTAAGGACCAGAATATCATTTACCAGCTGTACCGTAATTACTTTCCCTTTTTTACTCGGTAACAGCGGCGGTGTCAGCATAACTGTTTTTCTTTTCATGCTCCCACATTCCTCCTTCGTTCAGGCGGTACCATATGTCCGGCTGAATATCTTCTCCCACAATTCCTACTTTGGCGGCCAGAAAGAAACCGTCTTTTTCCTTTAAAATTCCGACTGCTGCCCCCCTTTTCCCACGTACCCGAGGATTTTCTCCGCGAGCTATAGCTATCGCACCTTTCCCGGCCCCTTCCGCTTCCATATATTTCACTTCCAGCAGGTGTCCATTCCGTGTCCAGTCCCTTTCCGGATGCTGCAGCATGTATGCCATGGCGGCGCTACACAACTGCTTCAAGTTCAGTTCCCGTACAATTCGCATTTGTGTGCAGGAAATCTTGCTGTCCACTCCATCCTCATCCAGGCTTCCCATGGCCTCTACAAGGCAATATCGGTTGTTTCCCCCCAGAGGATAGTAACCCAGGCAGTCCAGAGGATTTTCAGCGCAGTGCAGACCTGTCCTCGCGCACTTAGAACTTGTCTCACATACCGTCTCGCCTATGGTATACTGATACTTTCCACGTCCCAAGGTGCAGGTCATGTCTGAATTAAATCCTTTATATGCAATCATTTCAGCCCTCCAGGTAATATTCTGTAATCAGCTGCTTCACCCGGGCCATTCCCGGAATACCCAAGGTTGTCCTCGGATGCGCGCCTGCTGCCTTGATAATATCCGGCGCCACAGGCTTGGCATTTTTCATGCTCCACACCAATATTTTTGCTATACATCCCTGCAGGCTTTTCCCTTTTTTCCGCACGGCTGCTGCCATATCTGGTTCTTCCGTACACCGCATCTGGATGTATGTAAGCCAGTCCTGCATAATCTCATACGGCTGCAGTTCCGTTTCTTCCACTTTAAGTTTTCCCATTGCTGCCATCATCGGCGTACACAGGGCCGGCGCCATGCCGTCAATATAATCCTGCGCGTCCTCTTCGTCGATTCCGTTTTCTTTGGCGATAAGAAGTATTGCCTCCTTATCTCCCTCCGCCAGCTGGGCGGCCGCTGCCAGGTTAATCTCTTCAGCGCTATCAAATTCTCCAAATTTCTCCCACATGATTCTTCCTCCTGTTATAGTATTTTTTGATTTAAAAATCCCATCTGCATCAGCTCTGCATTGGTCACTCCTCTGCGGATTCCAAAAGCGTTTTTCAACAGACGCCAGTGGTCATAATGATGCAGTACGCAGTATTCTCGCATTATTTTCTTTTGCTTGCCTTCTCCATCTCCCATATAATCAATGTCCGGAAGATGTATCATAGAGCCGGGCTTTATCTTTTCTTTACTTAACATTTTTCCTTTCCCTCCACACTCAATTCAACGATCATCCACTCTCTGTATGAGTGGTCATCCTCGGTTATGGTATACACATGAGGCTCCATGGCCTCTAAGAGCTGCTCCCACAAGTCTACATTGCTTACAGGCTTCCCTTTGGCATTCTTCCATCCATTGGTCTTCCATTGTCTTGGCCAATGGTTTTGAAGAGAATGGAGTACATGGCCGCATCTGGTATATATCCGCAGGCACGCCGGCCTATTAATACGCCCCACAGCCTCTACCAAGGCCGCCAATGCCAAGCGGTTTTCCGTGGTTGCTTCTTGCCTCCCTCTTCCCGCCCTGGTCACCGGTACGCCGGCGGCAATATACTCAAGCACGTATATGTACTCTCCATCCTGGATCTTAGGCCCTTTTATGGATGTCTCTATGTACAGATTTACCTGCGGCCTGTCCTCCACTTCTTTTCCCTCCTTTCTTCCCGCCATCTTGCAGAGGCAATAACGAATAGGAACGATATCTATATCCGGTATATGGATTTATTCCCTCCTTTACCGATGACTTGTCCAAATAATACCCCGCCGGTACCTTAATCTCTTTCCAGGTCTTCCAATGCCGGTATATCTTCTTCTCTGGCTCCGGTATGGGAAGGTTCCGGGAAGCGGAGTAGTCGCTTTCCCTCAGCCGCGGATCTGTTGCAGGTGTTTTGGTGATATAGGCTGCCAGGTCTGCAAATCCTCCCTTCTCATACATGAGGGTATTAATTACCTTTCCATACGGCCATGCCGCCTGTAAGATAATATCCGTATCGGGTATGCGGTTGATGATCACATGGATATGCCATCCGTTTTTTGTTCCAACTTCCACATTGCGTATCCATTTCAGTTCATATCCCCGCTTCCTGTATTCCTTGCGCACCTGGCGGATGCATTTTGAGAACTGTTCCTTGGCGGCCTCCATATCCGGAGGCCGGGCATCCTTCCTGTATGTCAGATCTGAAAAATAATCCTCTTCCTGGAAGTGCTCCCGCAATTTCCTCCTGGCCTTCTTTTCCCGGTTCGTCTGGTTCTGCTTTTCCATCTGCTCTGGAGTCAGTTTCTTCTTGGGCCTCCGTTCCTGCCCCGGAGCTCCATACTTTGCTGAATGGTATTCTTCTACCTCTATGCCCTTCTTGAGCCTATATATTTTTTTTGTAAATGCCATATCCCCCGGTCCTATCTTTAATTTCTTTATCAAGTTTTAAATGCGGATTTTAACCGCATTTTTCTTGATTTTTTCTGGGCCGGAGCGTATAATAAATTTGTAGGAATTTATAGGCTTCGGCCCTGGTGCATGGCTCCCAACCATGCACCTTTTTTATTGCTTGTATTTTCTGTTTTCTGAGGTCTGATTTTTCTTAATGCATTCCAAGTACGCCCTCTGTACATACTCTTCTGGGAATAGTCCCTGAATGGGCTTGTCCGGTACTTCACGGGAGCCAAACAGTTCTATTAGTTCCTGCTCTGATAGTTCCATGAACAGTGCCACTGTCCTGGCCGTATCATAGCAGTACTTTGCCTTCCCCCATTCCTTTTGTCTGACATAATTATGGAATGAAGCAGAAAGCTCCCATAACTTATTCTTCACAGTCTTCATATTCTGTATCATCAGACATGCCCTCTACATGGTAGTGGAAGCGCAGATTCCTTTCCTCAGCGGCCCGCATGTATCTCTTACAGCCTGTTCCCTTCCAGCGCTCCTCCACCTCTTCCAATTTTTTTTGATATTCTTCAATCGTCATAGACGGCTTCAGATAAGCAGCATCCAGTTTCCGAATGACATTCTCCTCTATCTCGCGCTCCCAGGCATACCCTCCATAGTTGTATGGGCTGGGAAAATGAATTTTTTCCTGAATGAACAGGAACTCTTCCACTGTCAAATCCAGCGTTATGGTTGCTTCCTTTGTCTTTTTCTGCTCTTCCATAGTTTCTTCTCTATTCTTTTGAAAAATAATGATCACCCACTTTCCTCCAGGGTGTCCCATAGTTGCCGTATTTTCCTGCAGTAAAATAGTATATTGACGGATACGATCTCTCCTGCAGTTCCATTCGTACCGCCAGGTACGTCTCTTCTGATGGTTCTACTACTCTGTCTACTCCACCATCCCAATATGAACTAAACTGGTTCGGTTCCAGGATTACCTCCGCGATGCTATTCGGCCAATCCGGATGATCTACGCGGTTAAGAACCACATCTACTACCATGCGCTTTCCTATCAGCCCCTGGTTTCCCGCTTCCGCCTCCGTCAATATGGCCAGCAGCTCCAGATTGTCATAGTACTTCTCACATTCCAGTTCTTCTTGTGTCATGCTGCTCTCTTCCTCTGTCAAAGCGTCCTCCGGCATTGCCGCCTCAATGCGGCCTCCCCAGAGGAACCAGAATATAATGGCTGCCAACATCGATAGCACGGCATATGACATGAGCTGAAGCATCTTGATCAGCATTCTCTTTTTCATTGGCTTGTCCTCCTTATCCCGGCTTACGCCGGTTCTTTTCCTTTGTCTAATACAGTCACTGTGAGTTCACAGCCCAGCTGGTCCTCCAGTAACTGGATGAGTCGTTCCTTGATTTTGTTCGCCCTTTCGGGCGTAACTTCCATGTCATAGTCATATTCAGGATTCATTTGTGTACGCCCCTTTCTTCTTTTACTAAAACCTATGTTTTCTCGGATTGTCCTCATTACACTAATGTTGAAGAGTCTCAAGAAGATCATCAGCAAAATCCTGAACATTTTTCAGGTGGAGATTTTGATTCTCAATCGACAGCTCCAACTCTCTTTGAATCTCAGTCAGAGAATCCCATATCTCACGGTGCGCCTGACGTTCCTGATACGCATTGATCATCTGTCCTACTACTAAGACCGCTATTGTTATCTGAACCATAACAATATGCGGTTTTTCATCTTTTGACTCTTTCAA